ATATAAACGAAGGGGTGCTAAAATCACCCCTTTTCTGTACTCATATATACAAGATTGTGCTTTTTTTATATTAAAAAAGGTTTAATTAATGTATATGGGTTGTTTGTATCGTTATTAACACTTTTGTAAATGGAGTTACTTAGTGGTGTATCTGGGGTGTCTTCGGAGTTACTTTGCAGTGGTTTTATTGGTTGATTAAATGTGTCTGAGAGTAGTGATCTTGGGCAGCAGTCTAACACGAACTACCGAGAAATGTCAAGACCCCCAGTATAAATTTTTGTAGGGATTGACACCGTGTTTTTATCAGTACTGCTTATAAATATGCAGTGGAAGATTGACAATATTTCTCAGGCATTCTATACTAGGTAAGTATCACCCAACGGAGTCAGTCTCATGTCAGTTCTTTACAGTCAGGCACAGAAGCAACGTTACAGAATCACCCTAGATTTAGAGGTGATGGAAGACTTTGACCCGCATCAGATTAACTGGGAAGATCTTTTTGAACTCGAAGGATCTGAGAGGGTTATTGACAGTTACGTGGAGGACCTGAGTAAACCTGTCCGTTGGTAATCTGTGGGGGGTTGCTGACAGTTACTCTCCGTATCAGTTAGTGTTACATAGCAGTCTTATTGCGGGGCAGTTGACATCAGTGACCCTCCCGTGATATGATGGCAGTAAGCAACACCGTGAACGACAGTGTTTGTGCCGGTTTGTGTTATGGTGCGGTGCGGCGTTGCCCCCCGTATATAAAAAACCCTAACTACCCTAACCTACAGAGGTGACAAATCGAGAGCGATATATAATGCGAAGATCGTTTTCGTGTTTGGAAAAAAAATTTCCCGCAAAAAAAATTTATGGAAAAGGTTTATCACATTTACGCAAAAGAAGAGTGTTTATATAACAATCTTAATGAGGAACAATTTAATAGTACATGGGAAACCCTCAAGGGAATGGTTGGTCTAATGAAGACTGATTATGAACTTGAGGATTTATCATTTGAGGAATGTATTCGCACCCATGGATATCATTCGGAAAACCGAAATGAACCAGAGGGTGCAGATTCATACTGATAAGTAGAGAAAACCGATCAAGGTTTTCGATATTGACACACTACATATAACCTGATAGAATTGAACTGAAGTTTTTAAGACTTATGGCAAAAGGATTTACTGTAAAAGCAAATGCCCCTAAGAAGGCACCAAAGAAGGAAGATTGGGACATTGCTGCGATTAAGGAAAGGATGAAAGGTAAGACGATTGTGTTTTGCCTTCCAGGACGAGGATGTTCTTTTACATTTTTGAAGAACTTTGTACAACTGTGCTTTGATATGGTACAGAACGGAATGAGTATTCAGATTAGTCAGGATTACTCTTCTATGGTTAACTTTGCACGTTGTAAGTGTTTAGGTGCAAATGTACTGCGAGGACCGAATCAGATTCCATGGGATGGTAAATTGGAATATGATTATCAGTTATGGATTGACTCGGATATTGTCTTTGATTCTAACAAGTTCTGGCAGTTATGTGATCTAGCAATTTCTGAAGATGGCACAGAACGTGAAATTACTGCAGGGTGGTATTGTACAGAGGATGGACACACAACTTCTGTCGCACACTGGTTGGAAGAAGATGATTTCCGCAGTAATGGTGGAGTCATGAATCATGAGACCTTAGATTCTATTGGTAAGCGTCGTAAACCCTTTACAGTTGACTACACTGGTTTTGGATGGGTACTGATTAAGAAGGGTGTGTTTGAAAATCTTGAGTATCCATGGTTTGCTCCTAAGATGCAAGTCTTTGAGTCTGGTAGTGTACAGGACATGTGTGGTGAGGATGTCTCATTCTGTCTTGATGCCAAGGAGAAAGGTTTTGAGATTTGGTGTGATCCTCGGATTCGTGTTGGTCACGAAAAGACTCGGGTTATCTGATATAATTGATTACAGGAGAGGTTAGAGTCCTCTCCACCTCGTATCTCGTATTAAAGGAGTTTTTAAGTTATGGCAATGCTGAAAGGTGGTAACTATGTACCTAGTGCCCCGAAAAAGACTCGTCAAGGAAAGTCACAAAATACATTGCTTTCTGCGACCTCTCGTAATAAGAAGAAGAAACGGTATCGTGGACAGGGTCGGTGATTAAATAAGTGCAGTTACATTAATACATAATGGCTGCATTAATCTGTAATTTACCTTCAGTTGAAGTATGGGTAAGAAAAGAATATCTCACTGATCATCAATCTGGTCATGGTGAATTTGTAAAAGGCGTTTGGGTATCGTGTAAGTCGATACCTGGACGCACTTTTTATTTTGAGACTTATTTACCGGAATATGCTGCAATGTATGATAAACTACCTATCAGTGCATTTGTGTCTGCTCCAGAGGTTCCTAGCCCCGATATGGACCTTCCTAACCTACAGTTCTGGAACTGTATGGATTATGGTGTAGTAGCAGTTACCAAGCAATTTATTGGTAGTATGGACTATGAATTATATACAAGAGATTATGGTATCCAGAAAGGTACTTATATCTGTACAATAGACAATTACCATCAGGATCCAGAGGTAGTTGATTATGCTACTAGTGAAAACCCTGCAGAACATAAGTCACATAACCTAATTGAGTTAGAGAATGGGCAATATGCACTGTATCCTAATAATAGAATGCGTATCTATGATAATAGTTTGACACCTGTTGAACCAAAACAACCAGATTTTAAGGTTTCAACTCAATATTATCAGGTAGAAAATGGATTTGAACGTCTTGGAATGGGTCGTGAGGACGAATATTTCTGGAAAACATCAAAAGAACGTGCAAAAGAGCAAGAATCAATAGAAGATATGTACAAATCACAGGATGGTCGTCCACTAGACACACAATAAATACAAAAAAGGGATAGCAACCCCTCTAAAAGTTCTGATTTCACGCAAATCAGAGGCTAAAATGGGAAATTCACCCGTTGATAGAGACAAAAAATACATGAAACAGATGTGGGGGACCACAAGATTAGCAACAGATTACATTGTAGAGGAAAAAATGGCAACTCAGAATGATTTTTTGGACAATTTAGCAAATCATCAGCATCAAAAAATGCTTCGTGAGATCTCAAATGATGATTTGACACCTAAAAAGAGAGATACTGTTCAAGAAACAGAGATTTTTGAAGTAGAGAGTAATCCAGAGACTCTTTTTGAGTGAAAAAATAGTAAAATTGTGTGATAAATAAGATATAATCGCAGAATTCTTGTGCCTTTAGAACGGGTAAGTCGTGGTTTTAAAGATGTCAGTATGACTTTTCAGAGGAATCCTCTGAATGGTGATATTCTTGGGCTAAAAAATGAAAATGCAATTGCTCGATCTATAAGAAATATTGTTTTTACGATTCCTGGAGAGAAATTTTTTAATCAATCTTTTGGTTCTGATATAAATCAGTCTCTCTTCATGAATATTGATGAAATATCTGCAGTTATTATAAAAGATCAGATATCATCATCTATATCCAAGTTTGAACCAAGAGTAAATTTAGTCGAAGTTGTTATAAATCCAAATTTTGACAATAATAGTTTTGATGCAACTGTCATTTATGAAATAATAGGTGCAGATATCCCTCCACAAGAATTACAATTCGTTTTGCAGCAAACCAGGTAAAAAATGCCATTATCTAATTTCTCTAACCTGGATTTCGACCAGGTTAAAACCACACTTAGAGAATATCTAAAGGAAAACTCTAATTTTACTGATTATGATTTTGAAGGGTCCAACCTTTCATCAATATTAGATGTTCTGGCTTATAATACCTACATCACCTCATATAACGCAAACATGGTTGCGAATGAGGTATTCATTGATAGTGCCACATTAAGAGAAAATGTGGTTTCATTAGCAAGAAATATTGGATATCTTCCTAGATCAAGAAAAGCAGCAAGAGCAACTATATCATTCTTTATTGATACTTCAAATATTACCCCAGCACCAAGTACAATCACCTTAAAGAAAGGTATTGTTGCTACAAGTCAAGGTTCTTTTGGTAATCAATCATTTACATTCTGTATTTTAGATGATATCACGGTTCCTGTTTATGATGGTATAGCATCTTTTGATGATGTAAGCATTTACGAAGGAACATTCCTTACATCCAATTTTACATATAATTCAAGAACACCGAATCAAAAGTTTATTCTTAATAATGTCGGCATTGATACTGAGTTATTATCAGTTACAGTAAGACCAAATCAAAATTCAACTAGATCTGTTAAGTATAGTCTACAAGATAGTCTTTTCCAGATTAAATCAGACTCAAAAGTTTACTATTTACAAGAATCTGTAGACGAAAGATATGAATTATTGTTTGGTGATGGTATTTTTGGTAAAAAGTTAGAAAATAACAATTTCATCACCGCAAATTACATTACATCGAGTGGAGATTCTGCAAATGGAGTAGATCAATTCTCATTTGCAGGTCAATTAACTTATACAAGAAATGCAATCGAGTATACTATTACTTCGGGTATTTCATTGGTAACTACTGGTCTTCCTGCTTCTGGTGGAGAAGCAATTGAAGGTGTAGAATCAATTAAAAAGTTTGCACCAAGAATTTATGCTTCTCAAAATAGGGCATTGACGGCAAATGATTATGAAACACTGATTCCAGCAAAAATTTATCCCGAAACAGAATCAATTTCGGTATTTGGTGGAGAAGAGTTGGTTCCACCGCAGTATGGTAAGGTATTCATCAGTATTAAACCAAGATTTGGTGATTTCTTGCCAAATTTGATCAAACAAAATATTAAGACAAAACTCAAGCAATATGCAGTCGCTGGAATTGTTCCAGAAATCCTTGATTTGAAATATCTGTACTTAGAAGTCAATACAAAGATCTACTACAATTCAAATCTAGCACCTTCTTCGGCATTTGTTTCAAGTATTGCTCAAAATAATGCTAATAGTTATGCAGAATCTACTGAATTGAATAAGTATGGTGCTAGATTTAAGTATAGTAAGTTTTTGAAGATAGTTGATGATAGTCATGAGTCTATCACGTCAAATATTACTACAGTTTCTATGAGAAGAGACCTGAGGGTAGTTACAAATAGTTTTGCGGAGTATCAGATTGGTTTTGGCAATTCATTCCATATTAAGAGTATGAATGGATATAATATTAAAACATCCGCATTCAGAATAGCAGGTATTCAACAAAATGTATATCTTTCAGATATACCAAATAGTGATGCTATTACTGGAAGTTTGTTCTTATTCACACTTCCTTCTGTTGGATCTCAAGACCCAACAATTGTAAGAAGAAATGTTGGAACTATTAACTATGCTTCTGGAGTTATTACAATAAATCCAATAAATGTCCTTGATGGTAAGTTAAAGGATGGTCGTCCTATTATTGAAATCGAAGCATCACCAAGTTCTAATGATGTTGTCGGATTACAGGACCTTTATTTGCAACTAGATACTAGTAGTAGTTATTTTGACACGGTTGTGGATGAAATTGCATCTGGACTTGATCCATCTGCATCTAATTACATTGTTTCGTCTAGTTATCCAAATGGCAATTTAGTTCGTGCAGGAGGACCTACAACTGCAGCGATAACTAATACAGCAGGAACTACTACATCAGCAAATACAGCAGCAACAACAACAGTTTCCACTTCAGGTGGAGCATCAACCGGTTCAAGTTCATACTAAGACGATAAATTCATAAAATGTCAGAAACCAGAGTCCAGTTTAATACTATCGTATCTAATCAACTTCCTCTTTATGTGAGGGAGGACTTTCCGTTAATATCTGATTTTTTAAAGCAGTATTATCTTGGACAAGAGTATCAAGGTGGACCTGTTGATCTGATTCAAAATATTGACAAGTATATTAAAATTGATAATACGACTGGATTATCAGAATCGGTAGTATTATCTGGAAACTTAGATTTTGATTCCACAGTAATTAATATTGATGTTGATAAATCTCCCACTGGAACTTTGGGATTTCCGGATTCTTATGGTTTACTTCAGATTGGTGATGAAATTATAACCTATACTGGAAAGACACAATTTTCCTTTACTGGATGTGTTAGAGGGTTTGTTGGAATTACTTCTTATAGAAGTGATACTAATAGAGAAGAGGTAGTATTTAAAGAGTCACTTGCCGAAGATCATCTGAGTGGTTCTGATATTAAAAACTTAAGTTGCTTATTTTTAAAAGAATTTTTACTCAAAACTAAACATCAAATCTTACCTGGATTTGAAGATAGAGAATTATCAAGTAACTTAGACCAAAATCTGTTTCTTAAGCAATCAAAAGATTTTTATTTAAGCAAAGGTACTGATAGATCTTTTGAAATCTTATTTAAAGCTTTATATGACGAAAACGTTCAAATCATCAGACCAGCAGAACGTTTAGTATCTCCATCAAGTGCTCAATACTTAGTTACTAATGATCTTGTCGTAGAACCAATTTCGGGTGATCCTTCTGAGTTGGATCATTCTACATTATATCAAGATGCATATAAATTTGATAACAATATTCAAAAATCTTATGCACCAATTACCAGCGTTGAAAAAGTAAACGCTGGGTATGGTGTAACTTTTTATAGATTAAAGCTTGATTCTGGATACAATAGAGATATTGAGGAAGAAGGTGCAATATACGGCAATTTTAAAGTACAACCATCCACAAAAATTATTGGAAATGTTTCTGCAGGATCTACAATTGTTGATGTCGAATCAACGGTAGGTTTTGCTCATAGTGGAGAGTTATTTGTAAATTATTCTGATAGAACTACTGGGGTGGTATCATACACTTCAAAATCTCCAACTCAGTTTTTTGGCATAACTGACTTAGATAGCAATATTTCAGATACTGCTGTTGTTGGTATTAATACTTTTGCGTATGGACAATCTGCGATAGATGGTAGTTTAATTGAAGTTAGAATTAACTCTGTTTTAAATTCAATTGAAATTCCAGAAGTATCTGACGAATTAGAAAAAGGTACTACTGCAAATATTACAAGTTATGGATTTACAGAAGTAAGTCCTAAAACTCGCAATTGGTTCTATAATGTTGCTCCAATTTATAAAGTCTCTACTGTTGAATTAGTAGATATTTCTGATAATACATATAAAATTACTCTAAATGTGCCAAATCAATTTAGATCTGGTGATAAATGCGTAATTATTGGATCGGATTCTTCAAGAAAAGAGGCAAATATTTCCACAATAATTGGAGAAAAATCCTTTACTATAAAAGGTCAGGGAGTTCTTGACACCAATTTAACATATAAATTGCAAAGAACTATTCTTAAAGGATTATCCTCAGTACTTCCATCAGTAGAATCATTCTCTACTGATGTTGATAGGGTTTACAAAAATACTTCTAATGATTACTTAGTATCTTCACCATCTATTCCAAATTATGGATCACAGTCTTTAAATTCAACACTTAGAGAGAAAACTTTTTCGGGAACATTTTTGGGCGATGAATTTGAAATTACTGATCATGGATTTTACACTGGAGAATCTATTTACTATAAGGCAAACTCAGTTTCTCAATCCGCAACGGATTCTTTCGGAAATACAATTACTGAAACAGTTCGTGGACAAGGACTTTTTAGTGATGGTTTATATTTTATCAAACGAATAAATGAAAGTAAAGTAAAATTTGCTAAAAGTAAGGAAGATATTTACAATTCCAAATTTATTTCTTTAGATACTGAGGTAACAGTTACTGGTAGTAGCATAAAACCATTTTCTTTCAATGATAAAACGGTAAAACCGCAAAATATTTTAAGAAAAATTTCTACACCAATAAGTGATGGAACTAGGTCAGAAACCAGACCAGGTGGTACTGGAATATTTGTTAATGGTGTAGAACTTTTAAACTACAAATCTAGTGATTCTATTAAATATGGAAAAATTGAAAGTATTGATGTTTTATCTAGAGGTGTAAATGTTGATGTTATAAATCCACCAGATTTTGTTATTAAAGATGCTGTTGGGTATGGAGCATCTGCACATCTTGCAGTTTCCGGTCAATTTACCGACATTAAAATTGTAAATCCTGGTTTTGATTATGTAGAAACTCCTACCCTAAAAATAGAAGGTGGTAATGGTCAAGGAGCTACTGGTTCTGTCAATATGAAATCTATTGACCATGCAGTAGAATTCTATGCAGATAGAGAATCTAATCAAGTCAATATAACTCAATCTACAATTGGATTTTCAACATACCATAAATTTAGAAATGCAGAAAAAGTAATTTATAGAACAAAATCACAAGATGCAGTTTCTGGAATAGTAACTGATTCATCTTACTATGTAAATGTTGTAGATGAATTTACCGTAAAACTTCATGAAACTGAAAGTCAAGCATTAACTGGGATCAATACGGTATCATTAACTTCTTATGGTGTAGGAAAGCACTCTTTACAATCTTTTAGTAAAAAGTTAGTTGTACAATCAATAAACGTTACAGATGGTGGTTCTGGTTATGAAAATAAAAAAAGAACTGCTCAGTCAGTATCTGGAGTCAGTACATCTTCAAATTCCTTTAGTATTAGAAACCATGACTATAATTCAGGAGAAAGAGTAAAGTATACATGTACAGATACTCCTGCCTCTGGAATTTCTGTAGGGTCAGAGTATATTCTGACTAAGATTGATAATGATTCTTTTAAGTTATCTGATGTTGGTCCATCTAATGATATCAATTTTTACTATAGAAATAAGCAATATGTAGATATCACATCTGTTGGAGTAGGAACTCATATATTCAACTATCCCGATATTACAGCAACTTTAATTGGAAAAGTTGGAATATCTTCAGTTGGCACAGAAACATTTAAAGCATCAATACTTCCTGTTGTAAGAGGAACAGTTCAGTCTGTTCATATAGAAAATTCTGGTTCTAATTATGGATCTGAAGAGATTTTAAATTTTGATAGACAACCACAAATTTTATTAAATTCTGGATCAAATGCACAGGTAAAAGCAATTGTTAGTGGTGGATCAATTCAAGAAGTTATTGTTCTGAATAGTGGTTCTGGTTATCATTCTACTCCGGATTTGATTATAAATGGTGATGGTTTTGGGGCAGTGTTAACTCCTATCATCGAGAATGGTTCATTAGTTTCTGTTACTGTAATTGAAAAGGGAATTGGATTTGATGAAGATAGTACGACAATTGACATTATTCCTTCGGGATCTACTACTAATGTTCCAAAGTTTAAATGCAATATCCAAAACTGGACTGTAAATTTGTTTGAAAAATATGAAAATGTATTTACGGATGATGATGGATTTTTAACAGAAGGTCTTCATAAAAATGAAATTCAATACACTCACATCTATACTCCAAGAAAATTAAGAGAGAAGGTTTACAGTGTAAATCAAGTTGGTGAGATTTTATATGGAAAACAAGATTTAAGAATAATTAATAACGAGGAATCTGATTCAAATTATCACTCTCCAATATTAGGGTTTGCATATGATGGAAACCCAATTTATGGACCTTATGCATATTCGTCCAAGACTGGTGGATTTATAACTCAGATGTTGTCAGGATATTCTTTATTGGATAATCAGATTAATAGACCATCCACTTCAATTTATCCAGAAGGATTCTTTGTTGAAGATTATGAATATAAAAAGTCTTCTAGTGATTCTGTTCTTGATGAAAATAATGGAAGATTTTGTGTAACACCAGATTATCCAAATGGAACTTATGCATATTTCACAGCAATAGAGAGAAGATCTCCAGAAACTTCTGGAAGATTTAAAAATTATAAAAAACCAGCTTTCCCATATGTCATCGGACATAATTATCATTCAATTCCAAATAACTTTAACTTTGTCAATAGTTCAAACTCTGATAATTATGATTTGGAAGCAAATGGTTGGAGAAGAAATACAAGTCCAATCAATTTAATAGAAGATGAATCTCAGTATCCATATTTGAATATTCCGAATAAATTAAATCAAACTGCTGAGATTATTGGAACAAATCCAGGTGTTGTTGGTGGTGTTGGTATTATTACTGGAGGAACTGGATATAAAGTTGGAGAATCTATAACTTTTGACAATAATAACACTGGAGGAACAGGAGCACAGGCTAAAATTAGTAGAGTTAAAGGCAAGACAGTAAGTTCTATAAGTGTTAACTCAATCATCTTGGAAAATATTGAGTTCTATCCTGGACAAAAGGATGGTGAGTATTTTGCCTTTGCAAATTCCCCACATGGAATAGAGAATTTAGATATAATTTCTATTTCAGGTTTATCTACATCATCTTCTTTCCTTGAAAGATCTTATGTTGCTGGAATATCTACTAATAAATTAACTTTAGCTGGTGTTGGAACTACAGCAGTCGCAATCGGAACAGATGGATCTACTGGATTAACAACATACCTCAGTGTTACTGGAAATCTTGGATATCCTCATATTAGAGAGAATGACATTCTCCAGTCTGGAACTGAGAAGTTTAAAGTTCTGAATATTGATGTTGAGTCTTCAAGAATAAGAGTTTTAAGAAAAGTAAGTGGGTCAATTGGAACCACATTATCGGTAGGAGATCATTTCTACGAAATACCAAGAAAACTGAAGATTTCTTCTGGATTCAAAACAGATTCTAACTTAAAATTTAATAAACAAATATACTTTAATCCAGCAGAATCTATTGGTGTCGGAATAGGTTCAACATTAAATATCTCCAATCCTGGATTTGGGGCTACTCAATTGTTTGTACCAACCAAATCAATCTTTGTAAAAAATCATAACTTAGAGACGGGTGATCAATTAACTTATTCTGCTGGAGATGGTGGAAGTGGAATCATAGTTCAAGATGAGACTAACGTTGGGGTTGGAACAACCCTAGTAGATGGACAAAAGTTATTCGTTGCCAAAATTGATAATAATTTAATTGGACTCTCTACAGTAAGAGTTGGACTCGGAACTACTGGAACATTTGTTGGAATTGCTGAGACTTGTAGAAATTCTACAACGTTACTCTTCACAAATGTTGGTGCTGGAGACACTCATAGTTTTGTAACCAACTATTCTGCAATAACTGGAGAAATTCAACGAAATGTGGTTACGGTTTCAACTGCACAATCCCATGGATTAAGTCCAGATCATAATGTAACGGTTTCTATAAGTCCAAAAAATACTAAAAATGTAGTATTGGCATATAATGACACTCATAGAAGAATAATTGCAAATCCTATATCATTTGTCTCTGCGGGAGTTAACACCACAGCAAATTCAATTACTCTCAATTCGCATGGACTGGAAACCGGAGATAAAATTATCTTTACTTCAGATGCTCCTTCTGAAGGACTGAATAGTGAAAAGATCTATTATGTAGTAAAAGTTAACAGGAATAAAATCAAACTTTCAAATACTCTTACTGACTCTAAGAAAATTAATCCAGTAATTGTTAATATTAATAGTGCTTCTCATGGTACTATTAATCCTATTAATCCAAAAATTGATCTCTACAAAAACTCTACAGTAGTATTTGATCTATCAAGTGACTCTTTGTCTTATGTAAAACAAGGTTCTACATATTCTGCATTTGAATTTAACTTATATGAAGATGTGAACTTTACTTCTATATGGAATACTTCAGGATCTACCGAAGTATTTGAATTATCAAAATCGGGCAAAGTCGGAACTTCCGGAGCATCTGCAACTTTATTAGTAAATGATAAGATTCCAGAGAATTTATACTATCGTTTAGATCCTATCTATGAAGGAGATATTCCTGCAATAAAATCTGAGATTATCTCTGATGATGAGGTTGTTTCTGGAAGTAAATTACTAATCAGAAACAGTAAGTATAATGGAACTCATGATATAACAGTCAATTCCACTAATAGTTTTACATATACTCTTACTGATGTTCCTGAAGAAGTTTCTTATGGATCTACATCAAATATTTCTTACATAACTGATTGTACTCATACAACAGGAGAGATTGCTCGGATTGATATCATAAATCCAGGTAGAAATTATTATTCAACACCAGGAATTACTACTATTAATACTTCAAGTGGTGAAGGAGCAATTCTTAAAGTTACTCCTAAGAATATTGGTGGACTGAAGAAATTAAATTTCAAAGACATTGGGTTTAATTATCCTTCAGATAAAACTTTGAATCCAAGAGTTTTATTCCCACAAACAATTAGAATTGATTCTCTTGCTTCAGTAGAATCTATTGGAATAACTTCTTTTGGAAGAGGATTTAATATTCCACCAAAATTAATTGTTGTTGATGGCAAAACAAATAAAGTAGTAGAAGATTTAGCATTCAAGGTAACTCTTGGTAATAGAGACGTTGAAATTCTACAAAATACTAATGGTATCAGTAATGTAACTCCACTGATTATACCAACTGAAAGTGGTGCTGGTGTAGGAATTAAAACAATAACATATAACTCTTCGGGAATTGCTACAGCAACTCTTTCTGTAGGATTTAGTACTATTAACTCATTCCCATTTGCAGTTGGAGACAAAGTTTTAATTGAAAGTACGAGTGTTAGTGTTGGATCTACTGGAAAAGGATTTAACTCTGCAAATTATGATTATAAATTATTCACCTTAACTGGAGTAACTGAAAATCTTGGCGGAATTGGTGATGTTACCTTTGATATGTCGGATTTCTTGAAGGAATCAGAAATTCCTGGAGAATATGACACTATTAATTCTACAGGAAAAATTCTTGCACAAAAACACTTCCCAATTTTTGATGTAAATCTTGTTACTAGAGATTATTCTATTGGTGAAGTTGTAAAATCAGAAAACGCAACTGGTGTTGTAGAAGGATGGGATTCAAAGACATCATCTCTTAGAGTTTCTTCAGATGATAATTTTACTGTCGGTAATTTAATTGAAGGAACTTCTTCAAAAGTTATTGGTGTAGCAAATTCAATCAAGGCATATGAGTCATATGCTAATTTTGAAGCAATGTCTAAAACGACTCTTGGGTGGTTAGATAATACAGGATCTTTGAATTCGGATCTTCAGAGAATTCAGGATAGTTACTACTATCAAAATTTTGCATATTCAATTAAATCAAAAGTTCCATATGACACTTGGAACGAAACTGTATCTACATTAAATCACACTTTAGGATTTAAAAAGTTTGCAGATCTCCAAATGGAGTCTTCTAATGATAATAATGGATCTGTTAAGTCAAATTCATCTTCATTTGATCAAGTAACGAATCTTGATGGATTTGCAAGCTTGCATTGTGTTCATGATTTTGACTTAGTTACGGAAACTAATAGAACTCAAACTTCTGGACTTATTTCAAATGAGATTGTTTTCTCTAATAGAATTCTTATAGATTTCTTTGAATCTGTTGGTAATAGAGTTCTTTCTATTGATAATTTCCAATCTCAGTTTAATAGTAATCCTAGACCAACTGAATTTTCAATTATTGATACATTTAGCTCGTCTGAAATAAGAACAAGAAAGTTTATTACTTATGTAAGAGACAAGAGATTTACTGCACAAAGACAGATGATGTTGGTAAATGTCATGCATGATGACATTTTTGGATATATTAACCAATATGCTAGGGTTGAAACTGCATATGATCAAGGATCTTTTGATCTTTCATTCTCTTCAGGAACTGTAGATGCAAATCTTCAATTCTATCCAACTAAGTTTACTGTAAATGATTATAATGTCAGTGTTCTTTCTTATGACTTTAAGGACACACTTCTTGGAACAGGAACAACAAGTTTAGGTGGTGTAGCAATTATTGATACTACAAGTGTTGATGTAAACGCTGGTGTAAAAACTACTATAGTATCAATTGCAAATACATATACTTCCGCAAAAGTTTTAGTAAGTATCACTGCAGATACTTCTATTACTTCTGGATTAGATAATAATTTTGAATATCAAGAACTGAATATTCTACATAATGGTTCTGACATTAATATGCTAGAAATTGCAAGAATGTCAACTGAGATATCAAATTCTTCTCCTGGTCTTGGAACTTATCATCCTTATTTTGAAGGAGATAATTTAAATATTGATTTTTATCCAGCAACTGGAATCGGAACTACCGGAGTTATTAATACAATTTTTGTTGGACTTGCTACAGAAACTTCTAGTGGAATTGGAACTATTGAATTAAGTAGAGCAAAGGTTGAAGCAAAAACTACTACTATCGCAACAACACCTTCTCCCGGACCAGTTTCTGTCGCTCAGTATTCTAATGATTATGACGGAGCATACTTTATTGCTCAAGTTGTTGATACTATGAATAATGAACGTCAGTTATCTGAAATTGTTGTCGTTGACGATTATGTAGAGTCCACAACAACTGCAGATACTTGTTATGTTGAATATGGAAATATTGAAACTTCTAGTGGATTGGGAACTTTTGGAGCAGTAGTTTCTAGTGAAGGAGTTGTTTCACTGGTATTTACTCCAATCGCAAATACTGATATTGAAGTTAATGTTTATACAAACGCAATTGGTCTAATTGAAGATACTACTGTCCCATCTGGTGTAGATTTTACTAACACATCAATTAATTCTATAGTTGGAGAGTATGAAGGAACTGAACGTGATGTGAAGAGAAAATTCTATCTTGAACATGAAAATCTTGGAATTTTTGAAAGATACTTTGAAGGAGATAATCCAAGTGTTGTTAACACTCTTCAAAATTTAATTTCTATTCCAAATCATTATTTTGTTACTGGTGAAAAAATTAGATATGCTCATGTTGGAGCTGCAAATTCATCAATCGTTATCGCACCCACAACTTTTGTTGGTGCATCTAATACAACATTCTTACCTGCAGAAAATCTTTATGTAGTTAAGTATGATGAAAACAATATTCAAATTGCGACCAGTGCAGAAAATGCACTTAAAGCAATACCTGAAGTTGTAGATATTACTTCAGTTGGAATTGGAACTTCCCACAGATTTATATCAACTAATCAGAACGCAAAAGTTCTTGTTTCTATTGATAACATTATACAATCCCCAGTAGTATCAACAGCAGTAACAACTACTCTTTCAAAAGAACTCACTGTTTTGGATGATTTAATTGCTTTCAGTGGAATTACTTCTTTCTTTGGAACAGATTTGATTAAGATAAATGATGAAATAATGAAGATTGAAGGTGTTGGTATTGGTAGTACCAATGTAATGAGAGTACGTAGAGGTTGGTTAGGAACAAATCTTGGAGTTGGTGTTACTGGCGACTTAGTCACTAAAGTTGTTGGAAACTATAACATTGTTGATAACGATATTATTTTCTCAGAAGCTCCTTTTGGAAATGTTCCATTGGGATTAGAAACAAATGAACCTGATGAAAGAGATTGGTCTGGAATATCAACCTCTTCAAGCTTCCATGGAAGAAGTTTCATGAGATCTGGCATCCTACAAGGATCTAATGAGACTTATTATAAGAATTATCTTTTTGATGATATTTCTCAAGAATTTAATGCATTAAATAATGAGTTTACATTAAAGTCTGATGGATCGGATGTTTCAGGAATAGAAAATGAAAATGCAATCATTCTTGTAAATGATGTTTTCCAGGCACCAGGAATTTCTGATCAATATGTACTTGAAGAAACTGCTGGAATTACTTCAGTAAGATTCCAAGGAACTGAAACAACACCATTAGGACCTGATGTTGGAATTTCTGCTTTCCCTAGAGGTGGAGTTATTGTTTCAGTTGCATCTACTGAAGGACTTGGATTCCAACCATTAGTTGCTGCAGGAGGAACTGCTGTTGTTTCTGGACTTGGAACTATTCAATCAATCAGTATCGGAAATAGTGGTTCTGGATATAGAGCAGGTATTCAAACAGTTGTAAATGTTGGTGTTGGAACTTCTAGCACTGGAACTCCAAATATTGAGTTTATTGGAACAGCTGCTATTAGTGGTGGACACATTGTTAGTGTTGCAATCACAAATCCAGGATCTGGATACACTTCTACAAATCAACCATATGTTGTATTTGATCCACCACTTAGTTACTCTAATTTACCACTGAAGTATAGTTCGGATTCAGCATCTGGTTTAGGTACTGAGGCAACTATTGATGTAGTTGTTGGTCAAGGATCTAGTGTTATTGACTTTGAAATTAAAAATACGGGATATGCGTATGGCAATGGTGAAATTCTCACAGTTGAAGTTGGCGGATCTACTGGAATCCCAACCACTTCATCATCATATAAAGAATTCCAAATAACTATTGACGAAGTTGCTACTGATAAGTTTAGTGGTTGGTCTTTAGGAACTCTAGAAGTTCTTGATAATGTTGACAAATATATTGATGGTCAACGTAAGGATTTCCCATTATTCCTTAATACTGAAAGAATATCTATTGTTGCAAGGAAAGGATCAAGAATTAGAGTTCAGGATGTTCTTTTAGTATTCGTTAATGACATTCTTCAAGTTCCTGGAGAATCTTATATATTTGAGGGTGGAAGTGTAATTACATTTACTGAACCAATTGCTGTTGGAAATAATATCAATATTTTGTTCTATAAAGGAACAGGAGATAGTGATGTTATTCTTAGAAATGTTGTCAATACAGTTAAAAAAGGTGATACTCTGCAAATAGTTCATAATAAATCAATAGGTCAGCAAAAGTATTTGACTGAAGAAATAAGAGATGTTCAAGATATTCTTTCTACTGATCTTGTTGAGACAAATACTTATGATGGTCCAGGAGTTACGAATGATGTAACATTAGAAAGACCAGTTGTATGGTGCAGACAAACTGAAGATAAATTTATCAATCAAATTGCTGTTGGTAAAGATAGAGAACTTTATGAACCAACTATTAATCCAATTTCTTATATAATCAAACCAGTTGCAATTGGATCAACAACGATTTATGTTGATAGTTTAAGACCTTTATTTGATGGTAGAAATGAAAGTGATACTGATTTGTCTTTCCAAAATAAAGTCAAATTTATATCACAAAAAGTTAGAACTGGAGTAGCTGCAACTGCAGTTGTTTCTGGTCTTGGTACGATTTCATCAATTTCAATTTCTGATGGTGGATCTGGTTATTCTTCAGTACCAAATGTAACGATTGGTAATGTAGTTGGATCGGGTGCAGTAGCAACGGCAGTTCTTACTAATGGTTCGGTGACTTCTATAACATTGACAAATGCTGGAACAGGATATACAAATACAAAGCCACCACAAGTTCTTATTGCTCCACCTTCACATTCTGAAGAAGAAGTTACTGTTGATTCTTACTCAGGAGATAATGGAGTTATTGTTGGATTTGGAACTACAACTATAGATAATGTTGATGAAATGATTGTTGATTTACATATTCCTTATGATTCTTCCCTTAGAGACACTTCTTTAGTTGGAACAGCAGTTACTTTGAGTTCTATATCAGTCAATGATTATTTCACAATCTTTAATTCTAATGTAAGTGTTGGAAATTCTCCATTATATACATACAGCACTGATAGTGCTACTACAGTTGGATTAGCAACACATTTTATTGACACAGTATATCAGGCAAAAAGAGTTGAAGTTATTTCTAGAGAAGTTGCTGGAGTTTCTACAAATGTATTGAGAGTTAATTCCGTTCTAACTGGTATTGGAACAATCAACTTTAGTAGTAGTAATGTTACATTAGATAATACTTCAGTTACTTTTGATACAACTGCAGATGCTGTGGGGTATGCTGGTGGAATATCAACTTCAAATTATTTTGGAGAATTCTCTTGGGGTAAAATTAATCTTGTAGGAAGATCCAAGCAGGTCTCTTACAATGCAGAAGTTCTTAATGGATATGCTGGTATTTCAACATCAGTTATTGTGACAAGAAAAGATTCACTCAGATCCAAGAGATACCTAGTATAAATATTTTTAAACTCATACGATAATGGCATATCAGGGTATAGGGACAGGTACATTACCAAATGATAACACTGGTGATAACCTAAGAGATGCTGGTATAAAAATTAACGATAATTTTTCTGAGTTATATAGCCATTTCGGAGATGGAACTAATCTGACAGCAATTGTCGGGACTGGTATAGCAACTGAAAGTGGAGTAGTAGGAACTGGTGTCACTCTTATTGATTTTAGAGGATCTGCGGTTGGTGAAGTTGTAGTTGGATCTGGAATTGCTACTATTACTGTTAGTGATTTCCAAGAAAGTTTATATGGAAATACTGATGTTGATACTCACTTAAATCGTTCATCTGCTGGATCCAATGAAGTTTTAAGTTGGAATGGTAGTGATTATGAATGGGTAAGTAATGCTGGATATACAAACTCTAATGTAGATACTCATCTCAACCAATCTACAGCAACTGATGGTCAAGTTTTAAGTTGGAACACCACTTCTGGTGATTATGACTGGGTAGATCAGTCTACTGGTGGTGGAGGTGGTGCAACTGACCTTAATGGTTTAACCGATGTAACCATCACTAATGCATCTTCTGGACAAGTCCTTAAGTATGATGGTTCTAATTGGGTCAATGATACTGATGCTACTGGAGGTAGTGGAGGAATTTCTGGTGTTGTAGTTCAAGAAGAAGGATCTTCTGTAGGGACTGCAACGACTATTAACTTTGTTGGAACTGGAGTAACTGCAACATTTGATAGTGGTATTGCTACAGTTTCTATTATAGGAATTCCAACAGATACTGGTGACCTTACTAATAATGCTGGATTTACAACTACAGGTGCATTAGTAGGACTAGCTACTACTGGAGATGTGTTCTCTGGCGATTATACCGATTTAACCAATAAACCTACAATTCCAACAGATACTGGTGACCTTACTAATAATGCTGGATTTGCAACTACAGGTGCATTAGTAGGATTAGCAACTACTGGAGCACTTGTAGGATTTATTACTTCTGGTGATTCTGGAGCAGGATTAACTGCATTAACAGGAGCTGATGAAGGAACATGGGGAAATTCAACTAATTCCGCTCAAATAACTGTAGATGCCAACGGCAGAATTACAGGTATTACTAATGTTGCAATCTCTGGAGGTGGTGGAGGTGGTGGCATTTCTGGAATTAATGTTTTTAATAATGATACTTCTCTCGGAATATCAACTATTATCAATTTTGGCGATAACCTAAATGCTACTGCCATAGGAAGTTCCATTAGTGTTAGTGTGACTGGTGTTGTTACATCTGTAGTAGGATTAGCAACAACAGGTGCATTAGTAGGACTAGCTACTACTGGAGCATTAGTAGGATTAGCAACCACAGGTGCATTAGTAGGATTAGCAACCACAGGAGCACTTGTAGGATTAGCGACTATTGGAGACGTGTTCTCTGGTAATTACAATGATCTGACTAATAAACCTACAATTCCTGCCAGTCAAGATCTTGATAATGTTTTGGGAGTAGGTAATACTTCTTCTACTGGAATGAGTGTTGGTCTTGTTACTGCAACAGCAGTTACTGGATTTAGTTATCTTCAAGCACCTCATGGTAGCACAGTTTCATTCACTGTTACTGTTGCAAGTAAGGATTCTTCTCACAGATATAATGGAACAGGTAGTGGTAGTGGATATTTGATCAATGGGGTTCAGGCACCATTCTTAACACTAACACCTGGAAGAACTTATAGATTTACAAATGACAATACGGGAAGTCATCCTCTCAAGTTCTATCTTGAAGCAGATAAAACCACAGAATATACTTCAGGTGTAAATTTCCAGAATACCTATACTGAGATTGCAGTAGATGATCAGACTCCAACTGTCCTTCATTATCAATGTACTGCTCATGGATATATGGGTAATGCAGTACAAACTAATTCCAATAAAGTAAATTCACCTTATGGTATAGTTGGTGCTGGTTTTTCAACTGCTAGTGGAACATCATCGCAATTCTTAAAGGCAGATGGTTCTGTTGATAGTAATACTTATCTGACATCAGAGACAAGTCACAGTGATGTTCTTGTTGATGGTGACTTTACCAGTAATGGTTTCATGAAACGCACTGGTGCTGGAACATATTCTATTGACAGTAATACATATCTTACTTCTTATACGGAAAATGATCCAGTAGTTGCTGCCATAAATGGAATCGTCAAGTCTAATGGAACAACCATTTCTGCAGCAACAGCAGGAACTGATTACTTAACCCCATCAGGTGATGGTTCTGGTTTAACTGGTATTATAACATCAATTAGTGCTGGAACCAATATTACTTTAACTGGTGGTCCTACAGGCATAGTTACTATTAATAGTGGGACAGCAACCACTACTGGAACATTTACTGCTACTGCAGGTGTTGCATATACTGCAAACACCTATACATCTTCAGACTTTGTAACTACAGAATATACATTATTCTTCCAGCACTCGTCAGGAATTCAATCTCAAAAAGTTCTGGTTATGGATGATGAAACTACTGCATACTCTCAAGAATATGCAATTATGTCTAGCAATAGTCCTTTAGTTTCTGTTGGTGCAACAATTAAGAGTAATAATGTAGAACTTTGGTTTACACCAGAATCTGGAGTAAGTGGAATCATTACTTACAAATTTACTAGAGACTCAATATCTCAATAACTTAATTAATTTTAGAGGGGAAATTATCCAATGATACGTACTGATACCGATAGTCTTGATCAACAAGCACTAGAAGAATTTAATGCGTATAAAGAAACACTATCAAAAGAACCAGAAGGTGATGTAAAAAAACAATATTATGTTGGATGTCATACTTCTGTTGATTGGCAGTATATTGACTCAATGCTCCACCAAGAAGGAACCTCAGAAGTTCATGTCCCCGTCTGTTCATGTGAGTGTGTTGATAAGTGTAAGCATACTGAAAATATTGGTATCTACTATCTAACAGACACCGAAGCTAATGAATTAGAAAATCACCCAAAAGTAAAATTTGTTAATATCAATCAGGATGCATACCAAGGTACATATAAAATTCATCCTAGAGACCTTATAACAACATCAAAATTTGAGAGATATACAAATAATGAAAGGTGTTATCGTGATATTCAAACATCTTTGCCTTATACTCCAAATGCTAATGAAATAAATCGTAGTGGATATCAGTTGAGAAGATGTATGCAACACTCTGATCCATGGTGGGGGGAGAGTGGAACATATCAAACTAAAGATGATGTTGTTCTTAATAGTAAGATTGAGCAATATGGTGATGGTAAAGATGTTGATGTAATTGTTACTGATACTGGAGCATGGTACGGTCATCCTGATTTTAATAACAGCACTGGAGATGGCCCACAAAGATACGTAGGAGGTAATGTCCTTCCTGGAAATGGAACATGTGACGTTTTATCCGTAGTATTGGACGCACCTTATTATATTGATCCTGATTTCTTTAATGCTGATGCCGCGAATAGGTTAATGACTAGATGGGATGGTACTATTGTTCCTGTTGAGAGTTATGCTCGATCTTGGTGGGGTACAGAAAGTACTAGTACAAGATCCGCTAAATTTGTTAGTACTGATTTGGGTGGAACGGCTACCATAGGTAGTAATGAAGATTTTGGAACAATTAGTGTCCCGTCTACTTATACGAGAGCAAATAATCAAGGAGATAATGCAAATCGTAATTATAGTCCTGAGTATACTACCTATAGTACCGATTTTCATGCAACTCCATGCATGAGTGTTTGTTATGGAAAATCTTATGGATGGGCATTTAATGCTAATAAATGGCACATTAATAATATTGGTGGTTATGATCTCGGCATACAAAATAGTTTTACTATGGTGAAAGTATTTCATCAATTGAAACCAAATAATCCTGCATATGGAACAAAAGATCCTACAATAACTAGTAATAGTTGGGGATATCGTTCTACTGATCATAGGAATGCCACTACTTCTACACCATTTTATTATTTCTTTAGAGAAGGTACGGGAACAGTTAATAGTAGTGGATCATATACGGGCACTACTTCTACTTCTGGTATGCCAGAGTTTTTGAGAATGGTGGGATACTATGGTGATAATTATAGAATGAAGGGGGAGATGAAACCAAATTCTTTGGTTACTGCCGGTGAATCTATGATTGATGCTGGTGTTATATTTGTTGGTGCAGCTGGTAATAGCAATCAAAAACAAGTAAAACCAGGACATGCGGATTGGGATAATTTCTGGAGTACTAATAGTACTGATAGTTTGACTAATACGACTCATTATGAATTTGGATATGAATGTTATAATACAACAAATAGACCCGGATTTCCTCAACAACTGGGAAGGCATACTGACGGTCAAGGAAATTTGATTGTGAATAAAATAATTAATGTGGGTGCCTTGGACTATGCATATCAATCTACTGGCCATGAAAGAATGGTAAGATATAGTGACAGAGGTGAAGCTATAGATTGTTGGACTCCTGCGGATGATGCTTTGGCTGCAGCGAGCGGATCGACTGGAATAGAAGGAACATATCCTGAAACCTATAGTGGTTTATCAATTACTGCATATGATAATGATTTTGGTGGAACAAGTTCAGCATGTCCTGTAGCTGCCGGAATTATTGCAACAAAATTGCAGTATAATAGATCGTGGGCATGGAGTGATGTAAAGACTTGGATAAGTGGATTAACAGCAGCAAATTCATCAGAGTTTTATTATGGTACGGAGAACACTACTGCTAATGGTACTGGATGGACTGGTGATCTCTACACTCTTGATGGTGGTAATGGGATTGTAATGTATGATGCACCTACTGGAAATGAACCAAATATAGTTCCACAGACAATCCAAGTATCTGATACAAATCCTTCAGAAGGAGATTCGATAACAATAACTGTTGATTTGGCTGCATCTGCATCAGGACCATTATATTACACAATAGAAGCAGTTCCTGGATCTTCTATTGATGCATCGGATTTTGATTCCGGTTCTTTATCAGGTAATGTTTCACTTACATAAGGAGGTGCTTTAAATGTCAGATCAAGATTTTTCTAGTTTTGAAGAGTATAAAGAAACTCTTCCTAAAGAACCGACGGATTCAAATGCTGAGAAAGAATATATTGTTGGATGTGCAAATCCTTCAGATTGGCAGCATATTCATGAAGTATTAATTCAAGATGGGTCGTCAGAAAATAATATTCCAGATCACTGTTGTGAATGTGTGGATAATTGTCCACATAGTGCCGTTAGGGGTACATATATATTAACTTCTTCTGAAGCGCAACAATTGATGCAGCATAATAAAGTTCTTTATGTTCATATTAATTATAAAAAGTATTCAGGAACATATGCATCTTCTGGTATTGAGGATATTTGTTCATCACCAACAGAACCAACAACTAGATCTCAAAGATATTCTTCTACCATTGAAAGTCAAAGGCATCTTTTTGGGCATGGATCAAGTATTTTGGATGATCCTCCAACATCTTCAAATCTTTATAGAGATGGATTTCATCTAACTAGACATATGCAAAAAGATGATCCTTGGTTTGGATCTTCAAATACTACGGTTATTAATAGAACAGTTGAACAATATGGTACTGGTTCTGATGTTGATGTTATTGTAGCTGACACGGATTCATGGTTTGGACATACAGAGTTTCAAAATAATTTGGGATTAAACCCTGCTAATTATGTTGGTGGCAATGTCCTTCCTGGAAATGGAACTTGTGATGTTTTGGATTTAGTTCTTGATGCTCCTTATTATATTGATCCAGATTTTTTCAATGCTGATTCTGCAAACAGACTGATGACCAGATGGGATGGTACAACTGTTCCTGTAGAATCTTGGGCTATAAGTTGGTGGAATAATAACAGTACTTCCTATAGATCATCTAAATTTGTAAGCACTTCTAATGGAGGTACTGCGACGGGAAATAATGATTTTGGTGTTCTTTCTGGTATTACTAGTAATTATACTAGAGCAAGAAATAATGGATCTTATGATGCTAGAAATACTGGTTCTGGATCTCATGGAACCCCGTGTATGTCCCAAACATATGGCAGAACTTTGGGTTGGGCATATAATGCAAATAAATGGTTTGTTGCAATAATGGGTACTTATTCACTTGATTATGAAACTTATTTTGATTTATTGAAGATATATCACCAAATAAAACCAATCAATTCGACATATAATACACAAGATCCAACAATATCTAGTAATAGTTGGGGCAAATCACATTCTACAACTACAGCAGTAAGTGGAAGTGGATATTATTATTTCCATGCCGGAACTACGGGATCTGGATCGGTTAGTTATTCTAGTAGTACTAAACCAGAATTTATTAAATATCAATATCTTCAACCAGAGTATCTAGAATCACATGCTACTGTTACAGCAGCAAATGAAATGGCAAACAGTGGTGTAATTTTTTGTGCATCGGCTGGAAATTCTTATATGAAGCAGGTTCAAAGTAACCATGATGATTATGATAATTATATTGATACTGGTTCAAGTTCTAGTCTTTCAAATTCTACAACAACTAATAATCAGTATAATACTGTACCTAACGCAACTTGGTATAATACTACAAATAGGAGAGGATTTCCTCAACAATCAGGTGTAGATAGGACTACAACTCCATATACATATCCCGTAATTAGTGTTGGATGTTTAGATCATGAGTATGATAGTAGTGGAAAAGAAAGAAAAGTTAATTATAGTAACATGGGCAATGCTGTCGATGTTTTTACTGCAGGTGATGACAGTTTGGGAGCTGCTTACAACTCTTCATCTTCTAATACTAAAAGATATGATGCTTTTTATGATCTTTCAGGAAATACTAGTAATAGTAGTATTACTGGTGGATCACTTGAGAGTCAAGATTTACGTTTTAATGGAACAAGTTCTGCATGTCCTATTTTTGCCGGATTACTTGCCACAAAAGTTCAGTATAATAGGTCATGGAATTATGCTAATGCTAGAACTTGGATTCAAAGCCTAGGTCAAGTTGATTCATCAGAATTTTATTATGGTTCTGAAGGAACTACTGCAAATGCAAGTGAATGGAGTGATACAAACAGTCTTCATGGAGCTCCTGGATATGTTGCATGGGATAAGGCATCAGTAACTGGTGGTACTCAAGGTGTTATAACTTTAAATATTTCTACAGATGCTTTAACCGAGGGTAATGAAACATTTAGGGTTAGGATTAGGGAAGGAAGCATTACTGGTCCTATAGTTGGAACTTCTGAAGATATAACTATCTCCGATTCTACATCTGGTGGTGGAGGAGGTAGTGGTGGTAACAATTTTGCCGATTCTATTAAGTTTGCAAGTGGTGATGGTCTTATATTTAATGGTGCAGGCATGAAAATATACCTTTCGCCTTCCTAAGGGATATAAATAAATGAAAAACCTGAAATGGCAAATAAAAGATTTGGTGTAAAGGAAATAAATTTAGTTGGTGCAGCTGGCACACCAACTATTGAGAGTCCCGATAATCTTAATATCAATGCAGTTAATGTTGCCATTAGCACAAATTTGTCCGTTGGTGGAACCGTAACTGCTGCTGGATTCTCAACTACTACTGGAACTTCATCACAGTTCTTAAAAGCAGATGGTTCCGTTG